TCCTGTATACGCCTCATACGATAGTATTTAAAAACATAATAACTACTTTGATCTGGAACAGGCCACACGTTTATCTTCGGGTTATCACGTAACCTCTCAATGTAAACCTGTATAGGTCTACCTTGCGTTAACTTGTTAGGGATTGATGCGTAGGTGCTTACGCTAATACGTGTTATGTTAAGATCAGATTGTGTTGCAGTTACTCCGCTATTTGTGCGAATAACTTGTTCTAGTAAATCTATAGTATCTGCGGGTAAATCATACTGAGAAGTACCCTCAACCATATTGATAGTGCCTTCATCTATAGTCCAGAGATTAATACCACGATTCTGCCATTCTATAGTTAACAAATTCATAGAACGTCTGGCAGTCCTAAGATCATAACCAGAACGCATTTCACGACCTGCACGTTCCCACGCTTCTTCAGCGATCTCCGTGAAGTTCATGTCAAATGCTGTAGTTCCCGAAGTAGCCATTATTACCTCTTATATATGAAGAGTTTTCTTTCGCCTATTCTCCATGACTTGACCACAACCTTTAGCTATCTTTCGCTTTCTTCTGGCAAGTCCACCGCTACTCATTTTTACCGTCGCTGGTTTCGTGTTTTTAACCACAGTTTTCCCCTTCGACCCTGCACGTTTTTTCTTTTTAGCCGTAGCTGCTCTCTGACTCTTACTAAGCGATTGCGCCTTACTTCTAGGTAAACAACGATCAGGGTTCTTTTTGTCTTTAGACGTACCACACTTACCCTTGATCTTACCGTCAGTGCCTATACGCACCCAGTCTTGGTTAACCCACTTCTTTAGCTCACCCATTACTTTTTCTTCTTTTTAGATCCCTTTGCGTAATTAGGATCTTTACAGTATTTAGAAGCAGCCATATTTGCGTATGCTGACGGGTAGGTATCAAAAGTGCGTTTCGCCCAAGACTTACCAGCCGGACAAATCTTGCCACCTTTTTTATAGTATCGTCTCATCGCATCTTAGCTGGACGTACACCACGCTTGGCTATTCCTGCTCCTCGGACTTTACCCTTACCTGTCGTCTTCTTAGCACCACCTTTAGTGTTGCCTTTGGTAGCCATACCACCACCTTTCATACCGCCTTTTGTCATACCACCAGCTTTCATAAAGCCCATGTCGTTACGAACTTTTGTCGGTAGTTTCTGCAAACCTTTCTGGTCTGCGGTAGGTTTTTTAAGGGCACCACCTTTCTGATAGCCTTTGGTCATACCACCACCTTTCATACCACCTTTGGTACTCATCTTGGTGTTCATCGTACCACCACCTTTCATTTTCTTTGGTCCTCGTGGTCCCATAACTACATTTGTAGGCGTTCTATTAGGCAATGGTTTAGGCTCTGGAGGCGATTGTGGTCGTCGTGGTCTTGGTCGGGGTGGATTTATTGGATTTCCCATGATATTCTCCTTAACTTTGCACTGCTTTAGCTGCCGCTTTTGCATCAGCTTTAGATATGATTGAAATAGTTGGTTTTGCTGCGGGTGCTTTAGCTGGTGCAGCCACAGGTTTCTTTGTTGTCTTCGCTTTACTCTTCGCCATCTTCAGTCTCCGCGTATAAATTATCAAATGTTATGCTTGGGTCCATATAACTATCATCACACTCAGCACTATGTGTCCACTGGCTGGGTCTAAAATCTGGTGCGCCTTCTCCACACTCCCAAAGTGCGGGATTAGTAACTCTTACTCTGTTGTTAGGTAGAGCTACTATATTACCTGTCCAAGGTCCAGCATCTGTTAATTCCAACACATGACTTTGTTTATGTTGAGCAGGATCATCTGATATGTGGCTGTCAGTGTAATCTACTGTAAACATATACCTGCCAGTGTGAAACTCTCCGTTTATTTTACATATCCAAGGACTAGAACTTGTTCTGTCGTAGATATGCACCTGATGATTACGAGAACTACAATCCCAAGGCTGACATAATCTTGGTGTCATAGCTTCAGGCCATTCGTCTAATATGGTGTCTCCTACTAATGCAGTGATAGGCATACGTGCCCACATTGCTCCACCATGTACGTTTGGCTCGTTGTCATCATCGTATGTTTCTGCTCCCGTAAAAACTAAATGAAAACTTAAACATCTATCGGGTATACACGTTACCGCTATTGCAAGTGCATGAAGATACTCTCCATGATACTGATTGTGATTGTGCGTATACTCCCTCCTCACCCAACATTTGAAGTGAGGTATATTCGACTGCAAATATGCCACTTAGCATCTCCATCTTTTTCTCGCTTGCCTTAACCTAGAATTAGGATCTTTGGCTGCTTTTGGAAATTTTTTCATCTGCCCAGCAGATCTAGCGCAGTAGGACTTACGCCTAGTTGCTCTTTTACCTGTAGGCTTCTCTTCTGTGACGGCTGTTTTAAGTTTGCTGCCGGGATTTTGCCGTCTGTATTTAGCCACCCCTTTAGCTGTCATACCCGCGCCAGACTTAGTGGGGCGTTTATCCCCACTCTTTATAGACATACCTTTCATGCCCTTATCTTTACGGACACCACCACCTTTTTTATAGTAGCTACGCATAGAACACAGTTAAAGAAGACATCTTGTCTTGTGTGTACGATACGTATCCACCATCAACGAACAATATCCCATCATCTGGAATATCAGGATACTGAGTTGTATTTGCTGCACCTACCGTGTTGAACCGCATACGTATTTCTCCAGAAGAATTAGTCTGACGAAATGTAATAGTTCCGGCATTAGCAGTATTTACTGCGTACAACCCTTTTAACCGCATACGTCCTTGGAACATGGGGGCAAGAATAGAAGTTCCCGACCCAGCACTTACATTACCTGCTGGATTACCTACAGCCGTAATAGATGCAATAGTGGCAAATATCTGTGACCCTGTTGCTGTATCACTATCTACACCTGTTATAGATTCGGTAGCGGCTGCGCCTGTTTCATCAGTGCCCACTGCGGTAAAAGAAATACCAGAGTCATCACCAGCACTTAATATAGTGATGTTTCTAGGTTGGTCAAAAGTAACACTACCACCAGAGGCTAACGCCCCACCTATAACAAGTGCAGCGTTATTACCAACAGAAGCGGCTGTAGATATACCATCAGGATCAGCAGTTGCGGCTTCTATAAAAGTCGATTGAATATCAGAAGACATAATTTACTCCCGTCTTAATTAAAGATACTGAAACTCGACAATGTACTTAACAGTTGTTGCTGCTGTAGCCAAATCAGACGCTAGAGCCTTCAAACGAGCATGAAGTGTTCTTTCAGTCGAACTGTACAATGTACTTGCAATTACAATCGCTTCAGAAGTAGCAGGTCCACCAACAACACCAGCAGTTGTAGATGTGCTTACAAACTGATTTGCCGCATGACCATGAGAGTTCTGGATGATATACAGTGGTGCATTAGCAGTCCAAGTTACTGCGGAGCCGCCATCATCAAGAATAGCTTTTTCATCAATAATTTGACCTCCACCTGCGGAAGTACCAAGGTCAAAGTCAAGATCATCTCCGCTGCTACCGCCTGTAACAATGTTACCTGCTGGTATAGCAATAAGGTTGCGGATGATTGTCCCTGCTGGTTGAGTAAAAGAAACATCTACGTTTGTACTGTGCGTTACTGCAATAGTATCTGTAGTAACGGTAACAGAAATAAGTTGAGTTGAACTAGCCGCACCTATAACAATACCACCAGTTGCTGAAGTAACGCCAGTTACACCAAGCGTACCGCCTATGCTTGTATTGTTACCAAAAGTAGAGTTGGTGGTTTCTACACCAGTGCTTTCGGCTACAGAAATATCCTGAAAGCCATTTTCGGAACGGACTGGTCCGTTAAAAGTAGTGTTCGCCATTAAGTTGTCCTCACATGCGAGTTAAGTAAATCTGTCTGCATGTCGTCAGTCGGGCCTGTCAGATTTACCGGATAATCCCGATATGTATCAATACTGCATGATACCTTAAACGATGTCAAATAAAAAAGGGGAGCGTAAGCCCCCCTTAGTATGCCGCCTTACTAATCTAAGCTCCGGGGCTTCCGAATATCCCAAGTGGGTCGGATACACCGAAGGAGTAACGCTCACGGGCTTTGTAGCGAGAGTTGCCCGTATCAAAATCTGCATCCATAGATGTAGACATTGGGGTACGAACAAAGTGCTTCAAGCCATTAGGCACGTCTGTCATCAAGAACCACGCATCGGTATCCGTCAGGTAATGGTTAATTGAATAACCTTGAGGGATAGCACCGTTATTGCGGATTGCATTGAGGTCGTTGTCTGCCGTTCCTACTCGTCCCTCAGTCTCCAACAAACGAGTTGCAACGAATTGCAGGTTTGAAGGGATAATGAGTTTAGTAGGTTGTGCAGCAATCAACAGGCCACGCTCATCAGTCCACTGACCGATCTGAATAACAGCCGCTTCCAAAGAAGTTTCGTTAAGATCAGAAGCCGTAGTAGGACGGTTTGAGTTAGTGCCACCAGCAACAAGTGGGTGAGCCGTTGAACAAAGCGAAACACCATCGCCATAGACGTTGGTAGAACTAAACGCATTGTTCAATATTGACGCAGCCTTAACCTGCTTGGTGTACGCCATTGCGCGAGCAAGTGCTTTGGTGTATCGGGCTGACAAAGTATCGTAGAGATTATCTTCGATAGCTTCTTCTGTCAAACTGAAACCCATCGCCACTGTTTCGTGCGTATAGCGAGCCGTGAACGCTTCTTGAGCATTATCATACTCAATTGCAGCACCTTCATTCTTAACAGGTGCGGCAGAGAAGCCAGACAACTTAGTTTCTTCTTCAAAGGATCGATCTGAAGTCTCTGTTTCATAGATCTCAGAATGTTCCTCACCATACTTTGCGTACTCCAACCCAAATAAAGCATTAAGGCCGGGAAGGAGTTCTTTAAGTAATTGCGCTCTTGAAATAGCCATTTCTCAGACCTCCTTACGCAGTTCCGGTAGCATCGTAATACTCATGCTGACCGAAGTTGAGTTTAACAAGAACCTCTGGATACTGCCTGAACACAAGAGTCGAGTTCAGTGTAGCAATCGGTGCTTGGTTTAGAACAACCGTAGTTGCTCCAGCCGCAGCAGCCGTGTCTACAAAAGATCCAGAAGCAACGTAGTTGCCATTGCTATCTAGTGATCCTACATCTGTACCAACCACCAGAGCTTGCGGCAATGCCGAACAAGTTACAGTAGCAGTAGAAATAGAAGCATAAGTAGCAGTGCCAAGTGACACTAGACTATCCTCAACCACACTCAGCATACGAAGCGGTAAAGCATCCGTAGTTGCAGGAGTGTCATCGGGGGCAAGAACAGCATTCTTGGAGTTACCAGTAGAAGTGCTACCAGTATTGTTTATCATCGCAAGATTCTGTCCTACCATTGCTTGAGCACCAGATGCAACAGTAGTAGTTGCAGAGCAGACCACTGCCTTGAAAACCAAGTCAGGATCGTCAGCTACAATACCTACTATATCACCAGCCGCTGTACTAGCAGGATAGTTTTGCCTAAAAGTGGGTTGACTCGTATTGGGATCTGTATAACTACAGCCCCTGAATACACCTACTACAGTACCGGCTGTACCAGTGGTAACACTGATTCTCTGTAGGTTTCCCCTAACTAAAGCCACTAAATCTCCATAGAAGATTCCGGTGCTCAAGTTATTAAGGATAGGATATTTACGAGTAGACCCAGCATACGCCTGACCTCCGATGAGGTTAACAGGCTTTAACCCGTATGGGGCATCTATCGTTGGATATGCCATAATACTTTCCTCAAAGTATAATTTTCAGTTACGCCCCTTTACCGAAAGTAACTTTGGTTTTACGATCATTAAAAAGAGGCATTCGTGGATCGTTTTCGCGCATGAGGTTGTTGTCCACGGACTCCATCTGAGACTTAGCTTGCAAATCGTAATAATCTGTACGTTCTTCAACTAATTCTGATGGAGCCTTACAAAGCATTAACCCACCAATTACTATATTATCTTTAAAGCGTTCTTGCTCTACGGTAACCATAGTAATTTCGGGATGATCCGTTGCTTTGACAGGTTCCCAACCTTCGCGTAATTTTGAGGAAACATTTGGGGCATCAACATTACCCTGTGTACTTACTCGTATCCAGCGAAATGCGTAGCCCTGCTCGTCATTAGGTGAAGGCAATACCTCCGGCCTACTCCAAGCCTGTTTACGGGCCGTTTTCTCACGGGTCGTGTTTTCACGGTCAATTCTGTTTTTAGCCATTTTGTCTTCCTCTTAGTGCAGCCTCGTGACGGGCGTAGTCTTCTAAAGGAACTCCAAGTTTTTTAGCGATAGCCACCTGTGTCTTTTTAAGGCGAATCTTTTTAGATGCTGTGCTCCGCGTAGCGGGTGCGACTACATTAGGCTGTCGTTTAGTTTCTTGTTCTACCTCTATTATTTCTTCATCAAACTGTTCTGGGAACAACTTCCGCATACGAGAATTTATTTCCTCGTAGTATTCATCACTGCTAAGAACCACTCCTTTCTCTTCTAACTCATTATGCACTCCCATCGCATAACCAGTCATTGCTTTATCAGAACCAAACCAAGGATTAGCTTTGGCCCATTCTGCGGCTCTTTCATCAACTTGTGGTGTTTGAGGTCTTTTTACCTCATCTTCTGTGTTTTGTAAAGTATTAGACTCAAAATCTTTTAATTTATCTACTTTTAAACCAGCAGAGTTTAACTTTTCCTGCGCTTCAACAAGTTTATCAGCGTCACCTGCTTCATAGGCTTGTTTATACTGACGTTTTGCTAACAACATTTCGCCAGCAGCCGTTTTTTTAGCTTGGTCTAAAAGAGCTTCTTGGTTTTTGTCTACAGTACCTTTAAGCTCTTTATTCTCTTCGACTAGTTGTTTTGCATATCTTTCAAACTCTTCTCTTTCCCGAATAGCAGCTTCTTTAGCTCGTCTTTCATCGTGATAGCCTTTGCTAAAATGTTTAATTCGGTTACGTACTTTGTCAGAATAATCTTCCAACTCCTCATCTGTAACCTCACTCGGAGGCTCAGAAGGCTTACGGTTACGGTCAGCTTTAGGTACATCATCCACAATTTCGATTTCAAGTTCATTGTCACTCTCCTTCTTAACGTTAGAGGGTTTTTCAACTTCTTGTTCATTCGTAGATTCTATCTCAATTTCCTCTTTATCAGGATTAGGAAACTCATACTCAACTTTTTGAAACGCCATTTTACTCTCCTTACACTCGTGTTACGCCACGAGGATCGGCTACAACTGCTTCGATTGAATCGTCATTCATCAGACGATATTCTTTACCACGTACTTTAAACCTTGTACCTGTATTCATGCGGAACATTACATAGTCCCCCTGTTTACACCAAGGCCCACTGGGAAAACGATCTTTGTCAGAATAGGCTTCTTCACCTACATCTAACACAAGACCAATAGTAGACATCACGGTATCCAGATGTATTTCTTTATTGGATTTAATAATGCCACTATCACCGAATGTTTCTTCAACATCAGGCATAGCCACTAGGACTCTGTATCCCACAGGTATTGGTAGTTCAAGATCTAAGTCGTCATCTATTAACGGTTTTTGCATTGGTTCAGTCATCATCATCTTCCAAGAAATTGCGCGAAAGGTCATTAACATGGTTTAAACAGGCATTCAGACCTCGGATCATACCTGTTATTTCCCTATACTGAGAGTAGTCTTGCGCTCCCCCACTATTTAGAAATTCTGATGCAGAAGATTTATCTTCTTCGATTTTATCTCGTAGCACGTCAAAGACGGTTTTAGCCATGGGTTACCCCTTAGTAGTCTCCCTTAATAAATCCAAATCTAATTTGGTATTATCTTTTCTTCTATCCGCAGCAAGTTTTGCTCCTGCTTTCTGAGCATCCAAGTCTAACTCTTGTTTATCCAAAGCCAGTTGTGCCACATCTATCTGAGTATCTGCTTTAACTTTCTCAGCTTTAAGCTGCAACTCTGCCTGTTTAATCTGGGCATCAGTCTGGTCTTTCTGTGTTTTACGTTGGACTTCAGCTTGTTTAACCTGAACTTCAGCTTGCTGTAACTGTAGTACAGGATCTTGTGCTTGCGCTTGCGCTTGTCTTTGCGCTGCTTCTTTCTTGTGTTGATCGCTAACTTCCTTACCTGCTTCTGCTACCAGTTTAGAAAGTTCAACTTCTATTTCTTCAGGTAGTTCTTCACTAGGCGCAGGAAGTGATACACCCAGTTTATCTTCTATTTCTCTTCTATACTTGAACGCTAGATGTTCTGCTATGTGTGCTTGAAGTGCAGCCATCATCTGTTTTACTTGTGGGTTTTGAGCCACTAATTGCAATATAGACGGATCTTGCATAAATGCCTGATGTGCGGCTATATGGGCATCGTGATCTTGGTACATAAATGCTTTTATAGGAGTCCCGTTAAGTATGTTCATATTTTCACTTACAGGGTCTATTGGTTTTATATCTTCTTCTGTTGGTACAAGTTTGTCTGCGTTTTTAATACCTAACGTTTCAATCATCTGACGATGTAACTGTGGTAAATCATAAATCTGCGGTGCCTGTTGCGCCATCTGCAATACCGCTTGATACTGCACAACTCGCTGCGCCATAGTCGAACTGTTCGGATCACTAACAGGAATTACTTCCACCATCATATAATCTGAACCACGTGCTGTTATCGCACCGCGAAACGGTTCATACCCGTACTCTGCCGGAGCGTACTCACCTATTATGGTTTTGAGCATCTTGAACTCTTGCTTCATAGCATAGTGAACACGAGCCTGTACCGCTGCCATTGGCTTCAGAGTTCTTTCAAGTAGAGCAAGCGTTGTGCCTACAGGTGCGTTAGCTGACATATCAGATATGTTCATGTCACTGATTGCGCCTAACCTACGACCTTCATCAGTTATCTGGTTAAGAAGTGCAAGGAGTGTCTGACTTGGCTCCTTGTATGGCAACGGCATAATGTTTTCACGAATACTACCTGATGGTACATCCACGTCCTTGAACTCCCCCGGCTCTATGGGGGTATCATCACCTTTGATTCGTAACCCACGAGACTTCAAACCGCCCGGAAGGTTAGCCAGTGTTCCAGCGTCTACAAGTTGTCTTATAAGAGATGTACCTGCTTTAGCGTACCCCCCTATAATGTGTATCAAACCAAGACCGTAAAAACCAAATCCGGGCACATAGACATAATGTACAAAGTGTTGGCGTTTTAACATTAGGGGGTCATCGGGATTCCAGTTGCGTCTTATAGACAAGACTTCACTACTACCGCGATCCATAGTAATAACATAAGGTTTTGCTATTTCTTCCCTATCGTCATCTAACTCTTCAAGAACAATGTCTGCATGTATTTCATATAAAGAGTACCTATCGTCATCAGTCATAGAGAACCCACCATCCTCGGCTTTCTTCTCTTCAATATCACTGTGATAAGGTACAGGCTCTCCCAAATCTACATCTCTGTAAAACCCGTTAACCTGTAGTTTACGAACTTCATTTTTAGTCTTTCGCATTACATGAGTGACACGTTCCGCAGACTCTATGTTAGACGCACCATAAGGTACAATGACATCTTCTGCCGGAATGTATATAGCAACCTGCCTACCCAGATTAGGATCAAAGTAAACCTTCTTGAACGCAGAACCTGCCAGACCAAGGCTGTATAACATGCGTTCATGTTCAGGGCGGTACTCCACCATCTTCTCAGTTAACTGATAGTTCATATCAGCTTTTACACGCTCTGCTGCTTCGTTCTTTTCTTTAGTTTCTTCACCTATAATTTTCACACGAACAGGACCAGCCGCTGGAAAAGTCTCACTCATTGTGTCTGCTTGGAATCGTATAGTCGCTTCAGCAAGCACTGTAGAGTTCACACCACAAGCTCCTTCCCAAGGGGTGGTGCGCTCATCGTATTTGAAACCTATAATATCTAACCCCCTGACGTAGGTATCTGCCCACTCTTTACGGCTATCTACATCAGAGTCTATAAGACCTAGCATCTCAGTTGCTAAACTAGCCAAGAAAGTATCATCAAGAAACTCTGCCAGATTAGCATCGAATGGTGCCATGTCTAGGGGCATAGCATCAGGTACAATTGTCAACTCAACGCTGCCATCATCCAGAGTTACCATGTCTGGATTTATAATCTCTATCTCCAGTTCTTGTGCTTCTTCCTCAAGAGCCGCTTCATCTATACCTTGGGGGGCAACGGTTATACCTTTATCAATAGCCATATATCACCTCAGTAATACCCACTCGCTTTACGCTTGAAATATCTTTGATCTTCTGGCTCATCACTCGGCAAGCGTATAAACCCACCCTGTCTGAACCTCATTAACACCATGACGGTAGAATCCACAAGGTCATCGTTACTCATAAACGGAAACCCCGCTATCTCTTCAACAACTTCTTCGGCCCACCTTGTCGGTGGAACCCAGCACAACCCAGAAGCTACAATATCAGATACAGAATTTAACCGTGCGAGCTTGTCACCTGACCCTCTATGTGGGGTATACTCCGACACAGGTAATCCCATCCTACGCATTTCCTGATACAGTGCAACCCCAGAACTCTTTTTCTCCACAATAAACGAGTCAGGTTCCCACAATTTGTACTCTTCCAACGCCAACTCTTTCAGTTCATGAAACTCTAACCGCTGTTTTATACTATTGAGTAAAATTATATTATACTCGTTTGTTTCCTCGTTGAGAAATACACCCCACGTAGTCAGTGCTGTGTAGTCAGCGCGGTTATGTTTTTCTGCCGCAGCATCGAGCGACATAATTATATACTCACATATGGGCGGGTCATCAGCCATCCACATGTTCCACCACTCCCGCTTCACAAGTGCAGCTTCTTCTGCCGTGGGTTCCTGCTGATACTGTGCGTTCCACTGGAATGTAGGCATAGATGCCTTAGTACGCATAAGCGCATCAAGGTCAAAGAACTCAGGCCATAGTGGTTTTTCTACTATCTCATCAGTTTCGGCATTTTCTATCTCTAAAATAGCAGGGAACTCGATGACCTCAAACTGATCTGAACGTTCATTCTGCGCCATGTCCTTAACCACACGCCCTGTCAGGTCATCCATATGCCAACGTGTCTGGACTATAGCTACCCGACCTCCGGGCATCAGACGTGTTCGTGCTCCAAACGTGTA